ATTGCGCTTTGAGCACTTCCAGTAAGGTTAGAAAGCTGCATAACTCCAGGCATAATTTGATTGTTATACCCAGGCAATCCTGGAAGAAGTCCAGCAGACGTTCCTTGAGCAATTGCTTGTTGAACATCCGTTGAGCTAGATGTGGTACCCATGCCCATTAAACTTTTTACAGTAGAATTAACATTGCCTTGCATGCCAGAAAATTTAGCTTGTGAAGTTAAAAGTTGAGAGCTTACAGCTTCTTGAACGGTTGGAAGAGCTGAAGCAGCTGCGCCTACTACTCCCAAAGCCGTGCTTCCTATATTTTTTAAGAAACCAAAAACTCCGCCTTGGCTTTGCATATAATTTGCAAAACCGCCGCTAAATGTTCCTCCAGTAGCTGCTATTTGGCCAACGGCTTTACTTGATGCGCTTTCCCCTTTAGTTTCTGAAAGGTTGCCGTTTATTCCTTTAAGATTTGCAGAAATACTTTTGGATTTAGCGTCAATCTTTTCGTATTCTGATGCAACCTTTTGAAGAAGGGCAACCATGTCATTAAGAAGTTTGGTCTTTGACCCAGTTTCTTGACTTAGTTCGTCAGCCATTTGCTGCCCTTCTCTTTATAGCTCTTTCAAGCCAATTGTTTCGTTCTCTAAAAGATAAAGACTTTATATCTGTTAATGTCCAACCAGGAAAAGCTCTGGATAAAGCTTCATATTGGTCGAGCAAAATTTCGTAATCTAATTCCTTATAGGCGAAACAAACCAACGAGACTAATTGGAGTATCGTTAGATTCTCCGCATGCCTCGCAAGTCTTTTTCACCGCCCCGAGGTCTGGTCCAGGGTTGTTATCAAGAATTGCTTCAACAAGAGTTTCTCGGTCTACAATGCCTAATTTTAAAACAGTAGACGCTCCAAGTGAACCTTTTCCATTAATACCCAACAAACAGTTTTCTAAAATAATTGTTGTTAATTCTGCAGTTGTCTTATTTGCGTTTTCTACAATAGCAGACTGTGTACGTCCGTTAGGTATGACGACTACGCCAGTTCCATTGCGAAGTTCTACAACTTTTTCTCTATCTTCAATTGGATTATCTAATTCTTTAATAGGTATATCTTTGTCTAAATCAATGCTAACTACACTTGTTTCATTACATTTACTACATACAAGATTGTAGTCAGCTGTTGAACCAAAGGTTACTTTTCTTATACCCAATAATATTGCGTCTCTATCTCCCGCAAGAAGTTCATCAAAAACTTCTTTAGTAACAGGGATGTCACCAATACTAACAAGGCCTTTTTGAAGAATTGTGTTTAAAACTTTTGCTAATGAACCTGCTTTAGCTATAGCTTCTTCATCAGCACCGTTAAGTTCACGAACTTCTGCGTATTTAATAAGGGTGCCTTCCTGGGTTATGTACCCCCCAGGAAGAACAACCTCAGTTTTAGATGGTGCTACAGTTTTTATTACAATAGGTTCTGCTTTAGTAAGTTCGTCAATTGCCGCGCTTACTGCTTTTGGGTCTTTGGTTAACTCGGTCACGATTTATGCTCCTTTATGATAATTGTTTAGATTCCGCCGTCTTTAACTTGTAAATCTTTTCCTTTTTCCATTACGCCAATTGAAAGGCCTTCATGGACAAGAGTCATTTGTTCAAATAAAATATTTTGATCTCCTGCGTTTAAATCAGAGTACTGTAACGTTGTAATCCATGCATTATGCGCTTTAAAGTGCATTTTTGCCACTGTTACTAAATCAGCAGTATCTAGAACTTGAGCTGGGTGGTCAAGAACGTAAATATCAACATTTACACGAAAATCATTAGTTCCAGGAGTTAATGTAATCCCTTCTCCTGCAGCAGCAGCAAATAGACCGCGCATCCAAGTCATACCTTGAAGGTTTGAAGTAAGAGTGCCGTGTTGAAACGTAATTGGTGTAAAAGTTGTCATTCCAGGAATTTGGTGAATAGTGGTGTTGTAACCACCCTCACGATATGGAATTGACTGCGTATTAATTCCCAATCCAGTGATGCTTGAGAAACCTGCAGCAACGGTTGGAGTAATGCGGGTATCAAAAACTGTAGACGCAGCAGTAAATTCCGCAATAAATTTAAAATTGCGAAGCGGGTCTGTCGCAATATCTGAAAAGCGTTTGATATTAGATGTTGTTGCCATTTATTGGGCTCCTTACGCCACTGTGACGGTTACGCCGCCATCGAACTGACCTATATTGATTACTACAAACTCAGCTGGACGTTGTAGTGCGACTCCCACCTGAATATTAACTTGACCAGCTTGAACAGAAGAAAGGGTATTGTTACTTGAATCGCAAAGTACGAAGTAAGCTTGGTCTGGAGTATCGCCGCGAAGTCCGCCTTGTGTCCAAAAGTTTCTTAAGAAATTAAATATTGTTGCCGAAATTTTACGGTAAAGAACTGTGTCATTTGGTTCAAAAATTGCAAAATTAGTAATATCTACCAAAGCTTTTTCTAAATAAATAAGAGAACGTCGCGTTGGGATATACATGTCATCATAGCCAGATTTAAGTGTACGAGCTCCCATAACAACAATTCCAGAACCACTGATAAAACGAATTGCGTTTACTGCAGCAGCAGCGCTGTTAAGCGAGTCAAGGTTAGCATTTGTTAACGCAGGAACTGATACAGCTCCAGCAAGACGCACAGAAAGACCAGCGGGAGCTTTAAATACTCCGCGTGATTTATCAGTTGCTATGTACTTTCCAACAATTGCTCCACCTGGATTAGCGTTTGCAATAACTGTTCCTTGTGTAGCAGTAGTTGGGTCATTAATTGTAATTGCTGGGTAGTAAACGGCACCAAAAGAAGTCTGCGTATAAGAAGCTGCCAACGTAATTTGGTCTGCAACAGTTTTTGTTGAATCTGGGTCAATTACTACAAACACATCGTTACGGTTAAGCGCGTATGATAACAAAGTATTAACTGACGTAGCATCCGTTACTCCTGGAGCGTTAAGAACAAGAGATTGAAGAACTGTATCAAATCCAGTAACACCTGCAGCAATGTCAGCTGCAGCAGGAACTGTTCCATCGGCACCTGAAGCAAACGATTGGTTAGTGACAGCTGCTGGGTTGCGTGTAGCACCAGTTGCAGCTGACCCATTATCAACAGCAACAACATATGTTGATTGTGAGTTAATAACTGATAGCGCATAACGTGCGTTGGTTGTTGTCATTGAAAGGTTAGTAAACGTTTCAACTTTGTAAGAAGGAGATGTGCCTCCATTATAAACAAGTAAATCAAAGTAACCTGTTGCTCCTGGTGAATCTTGAATAGTTACATTAATTCCATTGCCCCAAAGTCCTGGGTTAGCAGCAGAAAGCGTAAGAGTATTTGCAGGGCTTCCAGCTCGGTCTTGAAATATACGTGTAGCTGCGGCAGTTGAGCCTTTTGTCACGCGTTGTACGTAAGTTTGACTTCCTCCATTAGCAAAATACAAAAATACTGCAATAGCTAGGGTGTTGTTAGACCCCCAACTACCATATTTATTGAGGTAATCAGTCCATGAGTTTACAAGGGTTGGTGTTAGAGGACCTCTAGCGTTAACTCCAATAAAGGCCGCTGTTGAGTCAGAATTTGCTCCAGCAATAGGGGCTACAGCATTTAGGGTTTCCTGAACGTAGACCCCTGGTCGTAGATAAGTGGGCATTACAATCTCCTTAAGTTAGGTGTGAAACAGCTCGTAGACCTTTTGGTACACTCGTGATAACTCGATTAATGTGAACATATTGTACGGTTGATAGGGCATTGCCAGCGGTTGTTGGTGTCATTTCGCTAACAACTCTTACAGTGTATACGCCTCTAAAAAGGCGTTTACCATCCTCGATCTGGTCTCTTTTAATAAACCCATCAAGAAACATATGGCGATTAGCACTTTCTGTATTAAGATCATTAGGAACAAGAAGACTTCCATATTGACTTGGAAATTTTTGTTGCATTTGAAATAAAATTGCTCGATCATGTCTAGGGTGACGTGAATAAGTTGTTATTTGGTATACAAGATCATAAGGCAAAGGA